GAGATACGGTTATATGCACCGCCCTTTACAATCACGGCTTGATGGAGGAGAAAATATACATTGCCGACAAGAGTTTTGGGCAAAAGCTTTGGGATAAAGACCCTTACGTTATTATCGGCTATCATAAATGGGCAACGCCTATTGCTAGGTTTATCGACAAACACCGCTGGTTTGCTCACATTATACGCCCGCTTGTTATGCCTTGGGCTAATCAAATAGCAGGGAAGGAAAACATTATTGGGAAAATTTACCTTCGGTTTGGAGTTCCCGCTTGTCGGGCTATTGGTCGGTTAGAGAGAAAAAATGACAAGTGCGTTGTATAAAGAGAACTTCAAAAAGATTGATTTCTCTAAGCCGATTGTTGTTGAGCGGAATCGTGAAGCGCCTCCAAAGCGCTCACACCTTCCTGCCCCTATGATTTTCAGCGATTACGCTTCCTATGAATGCCCTATCACCGGAAAGACAGTTGATGGGCGCAGAGAACACAACGAAAACCTAAAGCGGCACGGTTGCCGGGTTTTCGAGAAAGGCGAGTTTGAAGACGTTAAGAAGAACGGAAAGTCAAGAATTAACGAGCAAATCGACGCGGCAGTTGACCGCGCCGTTGATGAAGTAGCAAAGGACTTTATTTGATGGATGATTTAGAAAACGCACCTGAAAGCATGGACGACGTAATCGGCCAACTTTATGACGATTCCGTTGTTGATGAAGAACAGGCCAGCGTTGAAGAAGAAACCGGAACCACTTACGGCGAAGGGACCGAACAGGTTACCGATGCCGACGAACAGGTTGCCAAAGAGGCGACCGAAGAAGATTCGACAGAGAAAGAGGACGGTGGAGAACCTGCACAGCAGACCATTTCCGCGCCTCAATCAATGTCCGCTAAAGATCGTGAGGCGTTCTACTCCCTTCCGCCCGAACAGCAAAGCTGGATTGCGGAGCGCGTGAAGCAGCAGGAGAGCGACTACACTAAGAAGACTATGGAGCTTGCGGACCAACGCAAGGTTTTTGATAAGCTTGAACAGGTAATCGCGCCAAGGCGTCAACAATTGGCAATGAACGGAATGGATGAAGGCACCGCAGTAGGCCAGCTTTTCGCCCTTTCTGATTATGCTGATCGTGACCCGGTGGGATTCGTCAAGTACCTCTTTAACCAGCGCGGAATCTCGCTAGACGCTCTAACCCAATCTGGCGGCGGCAATCAAGCCACTGCTGACCCTCAATTTCTAGCCCTCCAACGTGAACTCGACAGCGTTAAAGGGGTTATCCAACAGCAATCCCAAGCCCAATATCAAGCACAAACTCAGAATGTTACGAAGGCAATTGACGAGTTCGCAAGCGACCCCGCCAATTCTTTCTACTCTGATCTTGAGCAGGACATGATTCCTATTGTTCAAGCTTTGCGGGCGCAGAATACTTCAATGCAGCCGAAAGAGTATCTGGCTAAGGCTTACAAGATGGCTCTTTCTGCAAACGATGAAGTTTCCGCCAAAGTTGAAGCTGACCGCAAGGCTAAAGAAGAAGCCGAGCGTGTAGCTAAAGCCAAGGAAGAGGCGACTAAGGCAAAGAAGGCTAAAGGGACTAGCATTAGCTCAAGGTCAACACTGCCCGCTAGGGCGGCGAAGGCTAAGGACGTGGATAGCTTCATCGGCGCACTTGTTGACGAAAGGATGGCTGGTTAGCCCACGAAAGGTAAAAAATCATGGGTGCTAATGCTAGTTTTACTGAAATTGCGGCGCTAACGTACCGCCATTTCAAGAATAAGTATCTTGAAGATAACGTCTCCAATCACACCGCCTTGCACCAACGCTTGACGGAAAAAGGGAACATCGATCTTGTTTCCGGTGGTTGGGAAATCCAGGTTCCGCTTGATTATGCCGAGAACGGTACTTATCAGCGATATTCCGGGTACGACACCCTGGATATTTCGCAAAGCGAAGTGTTCACGGCAGCCAACTTCCCCTGGAAGCAGATTGCCATTAACGTGGTTGCCTCCGGTCTTGAAGTTCGCCAGAACAGCGGCAAAGAAGGCGTTATCAAGCTTGTGAAAAACAAGTTGAAAAATGCCATGCGTACCGCAGGCAACAACTTCTCCGAGGACATTTACTCGGACGGAACCTCGGCAAATCAGATCAACGGCCTACAGGCTCTTGTTGCTGATGCTGGCACCGGCACAGTTGGCGGTATCAATTCCAGCACTTATACGTTCTGGCAGAACAAGGTCCAGTCGGCTGCTTCTCCGCTCCAAGGCGGCGGCGCTATCACTCCGAGTGCTACCACCATCGAAAGCTTGATGCTTCCGTTGTGGCTGGCTCTCACGCGCAACAATGACATGCCCGATCTGATCGTCATGGATGATACCTACTTCACGTTCTTCGAGACTTCTCAGACCTCGATCAAGCGTTACACGGATGAAACCCGTGCCAACGCCGGTTTCGTGGCCTTGAAGTACAAGGGCGCAGATGTTGTCTATGATTCCTCGGCTGCTGGTATGCCTGACGCTCACGCGTACTTCCTGAATACGGATTACTTGGGCCTGTGCGCTCACCGTGATGCGAACTGGACGGAAGTTCCCGAAAAGACTTCGGTTAACCAGGACGCTCAGGTCTTGCCGATTATTTGGCAGGGCAATATGACGGTTTCTAACCGCTCTCTCCAGGGCGTGATGAAAGCTTAATTCAGTCTGAAAGGAGACTATCACTATGACTTATCGAGCTTCTGACGGACGGGTTGGCTATCAATCGATTGCGGACACGTCCACTACAAAAAACCATCCTCTCGGCACAATCCTACGTGCCACGGATGAAACCAATGGCGAAGGGGAATTTATTTACCTTCAAGGCGTCGCATCTACTGCGATTGGCTCTTGGGTAACTTATAACTCCGACGACTGGACCACGGCGTTGATTACTGCCGACGCTATTGGCCCGGTTGCCGTTGCTATGTCGGCAAACGTTGCTGGCCCTAACTATGGTTGGTATCAGATCAACGGCAAGGCTTCCGCTTCTGCCGCTGATGTTGCTGACAATGCCGATGTCTACATTGACACGGCTGACGGCACTTGCGACGACACCGCTGTCACGGGCGACCGTGTATGGCGTGCTAAATGGGCTTCTGCCGACGACACCGCCACCAATTTGGCGGACGTTGAGATTGCCCGCCCATTTGTCAATAACGGCTTGAATGCCGGGACGACCTAATGGGCCGTAAGGTTGCTATCGTGGCGAAGGGCGGCACGTCTGCCCTCGCCCCCTGGCAAGACGAAGAATGGGAAATCTGGGGCATGCCCTGGATTTCCTATCCTCGTGTAGACGTTCTTTTCGAACCTCACGAACACGATGCTTATGCGGACAATGAATTTGTAGATAGATGGAAATCTATCCTAATGCCGCAATACGAGGTGTTGCCGATCTATTGCCCTAAGAGCCGAGTTGATGAATTTGAGAACGGGCGAGAGCTTCCAATCGAAAAAATCAAGCATGCATGCAAATTTACCTATCTTGAGAATACAATCTGCTATCAGCTAGGCTTTGCCATGCTGCAAGACGATATAGACGAGATTTCCTTGTTCGGAATCCATATGAGGGGGCCAAGCGAATACGAGCACGAAAGAGCGTTTGTTATGTACGCTATTGGCGTTCTGGAGGGCAAAGGAATGAAAGTCAATATCGTTGACGGATCGCCTCTTTTTATGTCGCTTTGGGAGGCAGGACGCTACGGAGTTAATCAAAAGCGACGTGATTTTAGTATGTGGGGCGGCGCGGGCGCTGCGGTCCATATCCCTGTAAAAGAATAGGAGCAATCTAGAATGGCTATGACCATGCTGCCTACCGAGACACATAAGTTTTACGTCGATTTTGAGATGCGACCGCACGAGGATAGGAACGCCTCAATTGCTGCCGGGCATCCTGTTTTCGTAGATGTTGAATACGCTATCATTACCATGCCGGGTGGGTCTCTTGTCGTTGACAAGATCGTCACCGACGAACTGCTTTACGAGTGGAAACATGGTGGGCGCGGCAAGCCACCTTCTAAATTTGCATTGAACGCATATGAAGCATGGAAAGAAGGCCGCGAGGCACCACTAGAAGGTACGGATTTGCGTAATTGGCCTGGGGTTACTCCGGCTCAGTTGAAGACGTGCATTGCTGCAAATATCAAGACCGTCGAGGACTTAGCGACCGCCAATGCTGAGGGGACTAAGCGGTTAGGCATGGGCGGCGTTGCTTTGGTTCAAAAGGCCAAGGCTTACCTTGAAAATGCCAACGACAATAAAGCAAGCGAGGCTATCTCCGCTCTTAAAACTGAGGTCGAGGCTCTTATGAAGGCGCTTGACAAGAAAGACGCTCAGATAAATGAGCTTATGGAACAGTTAACCGAACCGGATCAGCCGAAGCGCACAAGGCGCAAGCGCAACCCAGAAACAAGAGAGCTTGAATAAATACCCATTTTTATGTAATATAAGCTTACCGGAGCCATTGCGGCCCACCGCGTGAAGGCTTATCACAAGGGAACTGCAATGTCTTTGCTTACCATAATTCAAAACGCCAGCGACACCATAGGGCTAACACGTCCTAGCACGGTGATTAGTTCGACGGATGGCAACGTCAGGACTTTGCTTGCTTTGGCTAACACTGAGGGGCGGGAACTTCTAGAGCGGTATTCCTGGCCCGCAGCGCAACGTGAGGCGACTCACACGACGCTTGCGGCTGAGTTGCAGGGGGTAATGGCGACAATCGCCCCAGGCTACGCTTACATTATCAACGGAACGTTCTGGGATAGGTCACTAACGCAGCCTGTCACCGGGCCACTTTCGCCGCTAGAGTGGCAAGCACTGAAAGCCCGCACGTCTACCGGCCCTTATGCTCAATATCGCATTCAAGGCGTTTCTCTGTACGCTTACCCTGCCCCACCGGCTGGTAATAGTTGGGCGTTTGAATATATGTCTAGCTATTTCTGTCAATCGAGCGGCGGAACAGACCAAACCGCGTGGGCAGCGGACGATGATGTTGGCTTGCTCGACGAAAACCTAATGATGCTTGGCGTCGTTTGGCGGTTCAAGAAAAAGAACGGCCTGGACTATTCCGAGGACTTCCGGGTTTACGAGCAGAAACTTGCTAACGAAACAGCGCGTGTTGGCGGTAAGAAAATCCTTGATATGTCCAGCAGCGGCGCTATCCAAACCACGGGGACTTATGTTCCAGAGGGTGATTGGAGCGTTTAGCAATGGATATGGTCGAAGCTTTAACCGGTTTTAGAGATTGGTTGAAAGAAGACAGTAAAGATAGGCCAAAAGGCTTGTCTCTAATTCACGA